CTATAAAGAACAGGCTATTTTAGCTGAAACAAGCGGTGAAGCTAAAGGGGCAAAAGAAGCAATGATAGTCTACAATAACCTTTTGTGGCTTATTGATTGGCTTACAGGTAAAACAGAACTTATTTAATTAGAAATGGCAAAGAAACCAACTAAGAAGTCAGTACAGGAGATAGAAGAACCTAAAGAGGTAAAACACTTCGACTGGGGAACTATAGTACTTACTTGTAAATGTGGTCATAAACAAACATTGATGGAACATGTACAACATGGTATCCAGTTTATTTTAACCACTAACGATTCTTCAGCAATTCTACTTCATTGTGACAAGTGTGGTAGTGGACTCAAACTTCATTGTGAAGAAGGCACACCTCCACCCGAAGCTCCTGAAGTAGATGAAGCATCAGTAGAAACAATTAAAGCAGAAGAAACTCCGGCAAGCGAAGTAGCTCCGGCAATCGAAGAAACTCCAGAGAATGAAAACATTCAAGAAGAAAGTAAAGAAGGAGAATCTGTATAAAGAATATGTTCAAATCATTAATGGGGTACTTCAGCTCTCTTTTAGGGAGACTGAGGTACTCTCATTACTTCTAAAACTTAATGATGAACTGTCCTCCCTTATTAAAGAAACAGGTAATGTGCTTAGCACAGACATCAGGCGAATGATAATGAAGGAGACCAGGGTGTCTAAATCTAACTTAGTTAAGTATATAAATACGTTAGCAGAGAAAGATATACTTGTTAAGAAAGAGAATAATAAATGGAGTATTAATGATACATTTGTACCCTCTACTGTAGGGGGCATTAATGAAATTGTATTTATTCTTGATACGAGATAATATTTATACTAGGCTAGCTGAGAAGTACAAAAGGGACGTTAGGTTTATTCGTAGAGTAACCCATCATCCCTTTGACTTTTTAGCACAAACTATATCAGACCCAGACAATCATAGGCCAGTTAGGCTAAGGTATCTAGGTATCTTTTATGTAAAACCTTACTGGCGTAAAGACATGAGGTCAATAAAAGAAGCTGTACCTGAAGAAGGCAAAGCTTTATATGCCAGGGTACCAGAACTTAAATTTAATAAAGTATACATTAACCTTAAGAAGGGTAAAGTAGAAAATGAGATATTTATTTCTGATGACCTTAGTGTTGTTTGTCCTACCCATGAGATAAGGAGATGGAGGTATTTAGATACTGTAGTAGAATAATTATAACACTTTTAGGTAACTTTTTACTAAATAATACGTAACCTACTAAATGGCACAAATATTTGATATATCTAATGGCGAGGTTGTTCTTACGCCAGAAGCTCTAGCAATCCCTTCTTTTAAAAAGATATGGGACAGGGATAAGTCTAAGGACAAAACCAGAGCTTTAGACGAGATTAAATATGTCGTTTTCTTATGTGACCCAGTCAAATCTCCCTATAAAGACATAGAGGAGATAGAAAAAGCTGAGATTATAAGGAAGGATATATTTGGTGAATCTAAGTGGCAACCAGATGAAGTCATTATTGAAGCTATGGACAAGTACACAGAACTTAGATTTACAACTACTTTAAGGGTACTTAAGTCTGCTAAAACAGCTGTAGAACAATTATCTAATTACTTTGCAGAGGTAGACTTTAAAGAGAAAGATACTATGGGTAGACCGTTATACTCAGCTAATGACTTAGCAGCTAACCTAAGCCGGGTAGGCAATATAGTCAAGTCACTAAACATACTAGAAGAAGCTGCAAAGAAAGAACTGAGTGATTCGGGTAGAGTTAAGGGTGGTACTGAAATAGGCTATTTTGAAGATCCTAATAATTACTAATGATAGTTCGAGAGGATAGTGGTCTTTATGTAGTTAAAGAGCACAAGATAGAAAATACTAATAAATTCAGGGAAGCAGCATTACGGTACAAGAATGAGGGTGTTTATACAACAGCTCCTCTGGGTACTACGTCTTTTCTAGACTTTTGGAGAGAAGAGACCAAGCGTTGTCTTGAGGGTTATGTAGCCCCTGATGGTGACTTTATTACAGGTTACCATTATTTTTATTTAAACTATTGTCCTATCTTGCTTGTAAGGGAAAAGTTTATTACTGATGGCAGGGGGCATAAGCGTAAGGTAGTAGAACGTAAACGTGAGTTTCCAGATTTCTGGGACTCTGACTACGACTATTTTATGGCTATTGAAGCTGCCGAAACAGAGGGTAAACACCTGGCAGTACTTAAGGCAAGGGGTAAAGGATACTCGTTTAAGGGTGCTTCTATGTTATGTAGGAACTTCTTTTTAATTAGGGACTCTAAATCTTATGCTATTGCTTCAGAAATGGAGTATTTAACAAAGGATGGTCTTTTAACTAAGGCCTGGGACTTTATGGACTTTATAAATAAAAGTACAGCCTGGGCTAAGAAAAGACAGAAGATAAACCAAGGGGCACATAGGCGAGCCTCCTATGTGACAATTGATGAGCGAGGGCATGAATCCGAGGGTGGATACATGTCCGAGATAATGGGGGTCAGTTTAAAAAATGACCCAGACAAGGCTAGGGGTAAAAGGGGTAAACTTATACTATGGGAAGAAGGTGGTAAGTTCCCTGAACTTGTAAAGGCATGGCAGGTAGCTCAGCCTTCAGTAGAAACCAACGGTGTAGCATTCGGTCTTATGATTGCTTTTGGTACTGGTGGTGAAGAAGGATCAGATTATGAAGGTTTACAGGAATTATTCTTTTATCCTGAAGGTTACAATATCCTCCCGTTTAAAAATATATGGGATGATGCTGGTGGTAAATGTAGCTATTTTGTACCTGAGTATGTAAATATGTATGGTACTGATGCTCATGGGCACCAGTTAATGGACGATAATGGTAACACAGAATATCTACATGCGACTAGGCATGCGTTAGCTAAAAGAGACGAGGTATTAAAAGGAGCTAATGATAGGAATGCTATAGATAGGTGGATAGCAGAACATCCTTTTAATCCACTTGAAGCATGCTTACAGCTTAGTGGCAACATCTTCCCGAAAGAAGAACTTATAAGACAGTTAGCTTATATAAGGAATAGTGAATCTATAACAAACTATAAGCAAGTAGGTGACCTTATTTTTGATGAAATAGGTAACCTTAAGTGGGTTCATGCTTTAAAACCAAAAGACATTATTAAGTACAGGCTTAGCAGTAATGATGATAAACGAGGTCAAACTGTCATATGGGAACACCCACCAGACAATCCTCCTTATGGTCTTTATATAGCAGCTTGTGACCCTTATGACCATGACCAGGCAGCAACAAGTGATTCTTTAGGCTCAGTGTTTATATATAAACGCTTTCAGTCTTTTGAATCTTTTCATGATTTAGTTGTAGCAGAATACACAGGTAGACCAGACACAGTAGATGAATTCTACGAGAATGTTCGTAAACTGTTGTTGTATTACAACGCTATACTGTTATATGAAAACGAAAAGCCTGGACTATTTGCTTACTTTACCAATAAACATTCAGAGTATTTATTAGCAGATCAGCCCGACATAATAACCAGCATTATAAAAGATAGTACCGTAAGACGTAGAAAAGGTGTACACATGACTACAGGTATTAAAGACTTTGCTGAATTAAAGATTAGGGATTGGCTTAATGAAGAGTATGAACCAGGTAAAAAGAATTTAACTAAGTTAATGTCAGAGCCTCTGATAGAAGAATTAATATCTTATAACAGAGATGGTAACTTTGACCGTGTGATAGCTTTTATGTTAGTTATACTATTTAGGGAAGAACTACATACTAGACACGTTAAAAATACTAATGAAGAAGAGAGGGTAAAAAGAATATTTAGGGAACCTTTGTTTACGAGTCGCGACATACCTAGGTTCATTAATCTATAAATAAATGGCTATAGCTAATACAAAAACAACATCGTTTCCACAGCAAAAGCTTGCTTTTAATTCCAAAGATACCAAATGGAAGGAAGCTTGTGTGGACGCTGTTTTATCTAGAGAGCAGGGTTTCACCGCAGAAAAAGAACGGATGAGGACTGCTTATGATTTATATAATGGTATCTTTAATGAAAATGATTTAAAATACGTTACTAATCCTTATAAGGTTGATGATAGCTTCCCTGCTTCATTGCAGAACTTTAACATCATAAGACCTAAGATTAACCTATTATTAGGTGAAGAAAGTAAGCGTCCTCAAAACATAGTTGTATATCAAACTAATGAAGAAGCTATCAGCGTAGTACAGGATAAACTTAATTCTATGCTTGCTGAAATGCTTGTTCAGGAGTTATACAAACGTTCTGAAGGTGACCAGCAGGATGAAGAATGGCAGGCACAGTTTGAAGCTAAGGTAAAAGAAGCTATGGACTATGCTAAAAGTGAATACACTAATCCAGCTGAAATCACAGCACATGCTACGCTTGAATACCTTTCACGTAAACTTAACCTTAATGTTGAGACACTTAAAGGTTTTAAAGATGGTCTTATAGGAGGTAAGGAGATATATTATAATGGTATACAGAATGGTGAGCCTATAACAGAACGTGTTAATCCTCTAGAATG